GCCCAAGAAATGTAGGGATTGCAAAGGATCGGGGATGATAGCGGAAGAGGTGTGGTGCCCGACGTGTAAAGGAGATGGGACGGTGATGGCGGAAGTAGTGACAAGAAAGGTCAAAGGACGAGCCGGAGATAGTAGCTTTCTGAAAGAGTTTAGAATGTCTATCCAAGAAGTATGTAAGTTGGAGGGATTGTACCCGGCTACGGAAGTGAAAGGGAAGGTGCAGATCGATAGTAGAATGGAGCAGGTAATAACGTCCAGGATTGATTTCGATAACGTGCCAAACGATATCCTCCTGGAGATGCGGGAAATGAACGAAAGGTTGAAACTGTACCAAAGACCCCCGAAGATGTTGACGGTGGAGAGTGAGCCAGTAAATGGGGAGAATGGGGACGGAAACGGCGAGGAAATAACTGATAATAGGGTAGGGGAAAACGGGGAAACCGAACAGGAGAACGAGTGATGGATCAAAACCTAGTCCCGTTTAGTTTTGAGTGTGATTGTTGCAAGTTCGCCAAGTGGTATGGGGAAGCCAGCCCACAGGCGGTCGAGCGGTATAGAAAACTGTGGGAAGAAATACACAGATATTGTGGAGAGGACAGTAGCGAGGATTGATGTTATGGAGTGGGTGGTTTGGGACGAATTGTGTAGGAGGAAGCAGGTGGTGGAGTTTAACAGCCGTGTTTGCGGCGGAAAGGACGGTGGAATATGAGCGAGACGATTGTTGTAGTCGATATCGAACGGCTGAACCTAGGAAACCAGGGATTCTATTACAGTTCCGAGGGAGAGTGGTGCCGCTACACTGCGGTTGTCAAGGCGATGCAGGCCGTCGGCGAACAGGTCGTCGGCCTGACGGCCGAGCTTGCCGAAATCCGCGGGCTGCTGGCTACGGCTACGGCTGAATGTGAGCGTCTGCGGCACGGCTACATCTACGTGACCAGTGACGACGTGACTATGGATACAATTCGGTGCCGCTACTGTAGTGCCAGAAAACTAGTAGGAGACCAATACAAGAAAGTGCGGGAACTGGCGGATGCAATGCAGCATGACCGCAACTGCATTTTGTGGAGACCCACTGCCGCCGCGGCCGTGGCCGCCGCGGAGAAAGTGAGGGAAGCATGAAAGCCAAATCGACGATTCGGCGCGAGGCCCAGAGGCTACAGCGATTGTCTCGCTGCAACAAGAACATTTCCGCCCGCGACCGGCACTTGGCCTACGATGCGGCGTGGGCACTGTGGTGGGTGCTGGGCGTGAGTAATAGTCCGCTCAATGCCGTTGCCGAGGCCGTGCGTGCGGCGGAGGAAGCAGAGAAAACAGACAAAGCATAGAAGTTAGGCGTTTCACATTTTATCCCTTTCCAAGGAGGAGTTTCGATGAAGTTTGTGATTGCGATTCTGAGTGTGGTCGTTCTGTGTTTGCTAGTGAGTTCTGCCTCGGCACAGTGCCCTGGTGGATCGTATCCGGTTCAGCAAGGCCCAGCGATTAGGGTGGTCGAAAGGACGGTAGGTGTTGTTCGACATGTTCGGGAGAAGAAGCCCGTGCGAAGGGTTCTGAAACGAATTGTTTGTAGGTGTCACTAACTGTCTGGTGTGCTAGAGTTGGACCTTTCCCGGTTGTGCTGGCCGGGAAAGGTCTTTGTCTATAACGGAGTAGTAGTAAATGAAACAGAAACAAGTGACCCAGGCTGATATGGAGGCAGCCAATCAAGCCTATCAAAAAAGAAGCAAAGACGATTTTCTCTTGTTTGTACAAGGTCTTATCATCCCATCTGCCGTTGGGCCTCGCCTCTTTCGATCTTGTCAAGCGTCGTTTCAGAAAGAATGTTTCGAGAGCATGGCCCCATCCCTCCACGCAGTGCGGGATGGGATAATGCCGCCAAAACGTCGGTTTTGGATTGAACGAACAAAGAAGGCCGGGAAGGATAGTGATCTGGCGGCTTGTCTGTTGTGGCTAATTGCTTTTCCGAAACGACCATTTTATGCCCAGGTCGGTGCAGCAGATCGAGACCAGGCGGCTATCGTAAAACGTCGAATCAACGATTTGTTGTATCATAATGAATGGTTGAATGAACACGTAACAATTCAAAGTTACAAGGTCAAGCATAACGGGGGATTGGCAGAGTTAGATATCTTAGCAGCCGACATTGCGGGTAGTCACGGGGAAACACCACATGTGCTTGTAGTAAATGAATTGTCCCATATTGTGAAATGGGAGTTCATCGAGAACCTGCTCGACAATGCCGATGGTGTGCCACAGGGATTGATTATGGTGGCAACCAACGCAGGATTTCACGGTACCAAAGCAGAGACGATGCGGAAGACAGCTATCCGGTCGAAAGCTTGGTCGACTCATATTTGGGATAGACCGGCACCGTGGATAGGGAAGATAGATCTTGAGGATGCAAAGACCCGAAATAGTCGAAGTCGGTATAGCAGACTTTGGTGGGGTAGGTGGGTTAGTGGAAAAGGGGATGCAATTGACGAAAGTGATATTGAACGTTGCTTCAAGCTCAAGGGTCCCACGGCCGGACCAGAACCGGGATGGCAGTACATAGCAGGATTGGATCTAGGTGTGAGTCATGATCATTGTGGATTAGCCGTGGTGGGAGTCAATTCAAAAGAGCAAAGGTTGAAATTGGTTTACATGAAAGGATGGGCTCCGGGAAAGAATGGGGAAGTGGATTTGATAGCTGTAGAGGATGCCTGTCTATCTATATCAAGACATTGGCGAATCAGTTGGTTTGGTTACGATCCAACTCAAGCCAAGTTGATGGCCCAAAGACTGTTCAGGAAGAACGTCCCCATGCGGGAAGTGAGTTTCTCGGTTCCCAAGAACTTGACGGCTATGGCCACTTGTTTTTTACAGGTAATAGAGGCAGGGAAGTTTGAGTGTTACGATGATGAGGATGGAAGGCTGAGACGAGACTTCGGTAAGTTCAACATAGCCGAGAAGCCTTACGGATACAAGTTGGAAGCGGTGAGTGATGAGTATGGTCACGCTGATGTGGGGACGGCTGTGATAATACTTATGCCAAAGGCAGTTCAGTTGTTAGCCGGGATAGGACGTGAGCCATCCGATCCTGTAGCCGAAGAGGAGGAAACGGACCTCACAGAGGACGAAGTTGAAAGTATGCCGGCTGAGCTACGGGAGATCTACGAGTCAGTTGATGATGTAAGTGAAGGAGAAATCGAACGAGTGATTACTTACGGTGATCACGGAATTAAGCATGTATGGTCCCGTCGGGGCCAGCGGTAAAATCACTATAGGGGAAAACCTGAGTTTCCGGTATATTAAGGAGGATAAAGATGGCCAAGCTCCGGGGATCAACCAAACGGTTGTGGGAGGGTTTAGAATGGCTGGAACGTTGTGAAGATGGTCCGACGTTTCCGAAGGAGTATCTAAACGGCCTTCGGATGGCGCTAGAAGCGGGACTAAGTTGTGAGCAGATTGTAAGCTTTCTAGTATTAGCGTCGGGGATATATGAGTGTGGTGCTGCGTTTGATGAAGGGGAGCTCTTACACCGGTCTCAGTACATCATATCAGTGATGAAAAGAGACCGTCGGTTGCAGGGGAAACCAGATGGTGGTAAGAAGCATAAACAGTCTGGTGCACGCTGCATCTGTCGAGAACAGCTTGAGCAAGCGGCAGAGGAAGCAGTTTTCGAGAGTCTACGAAGTGATGCAGGACCACCCTCGGTTTGCGAAGATGGTTCGTGAGCAGGTGTTGAGCGCTTACGAACAAGGGTATGGTCCGATTACAGGAGCTATCAATTGGAAGGCAATTTGGGAATGGTTCTTGGCGAACGCTCCAGCCATTCTTAGTTTATTGTTGAAGTTGCTGCTGGTTTTCTTGGCGATGAGTAAGAAAGGGAAGAAGCGATGGATAAACTAGATAAAGTAATTGACCGTATCGAAACAGCCCTTGACAAATTGATTAAGGGTGGAGCCGGTTCGGGTAACTTTGGACACAGTGGTAGACCAGGACACGCTGGTGGATCGGGTGGAGGAGGTAGTGGTTCCGTTTCTAGGGATGATCAACTCTCCAGAATAGGACTCGGTAGAGAATCTCAGCTTGGTAGTGGTGGTGGAGGGGGTGGAGGAAGGATTCCTGAAGGATGGGAAGCAGCAAAGAAGCCATTTGATTGGCGTCCTCCAGGAGGAAAGGGAGGGTTTAGCGTTCGGTTGGGGTTTACTGATGAATCGAGAGGTGAGGCATTCTTCGATTCCCATTTCTCTGTTAGAGGAGTGTCTAAGAAGAATGAGGTTTCTCTTGGTGGTTATATAGACTATCAAGGTAGAGAGGACTGGGATTCAATGAGTGTGGCTCATGGACGTTTACAGAATGCTCTTCGACCTGGAACTGTTTTGACAATGAGTCCTCGTTTATTTAATCGAAGAGGTACTCGGGATATGTCTTCATTTACGGCTATCATAAACAAGGTTGAAGCCGATAAAGAGAACAACGCTCTTCGTGTTTCTTATACCCAGATTACTCCAAAGAAGCAATAATCCGCGTTTCCCGTTTCTATACAAGGAGAACGAGATGTTGAAGTTGCTTGAGTTGTTTGCGAAGGCTGGTGTTTCCCCCAAGGGAATCCTGTCAATCCCCGACATCCACAACGAAACAGCGTTTCGGGTGTGGTTGCAAGGCGTGACAAAACTCGGTGCCACGCTTACCGAGTTAACATCCACCGAGATTGATGATGATGTTTCGGCGTTGCTGGTGACGTTCGTTGGGGATGATCAGGTGTGGGTAGACTTCTACAAGTTGCTCATTGACATCTTCCCGCCGGATGGCACCACGATGTCCCAACCCCCTATGGCTTACTCGGTTGAGAGTAAGCGATTGACTAAGTCGTGGGACTGGGCGAAGATTATGAAGGTGGTCCAGATGATTATCGACTTCATCAGTGCCCTGAAGTGAGGTATGTCCCCGGACCGACGGCTGGTTGTAGCTGCTCTCCCCGATAGCTCCCAGCCGTCGGCTCCTTTACCTGCAAAAATCAGAAACAAGGAGAACATGACATGAAACGAACTGGTTGGAAATGGTACGAGGCGATGTTAGCAGTTATTGTAGGACTGCTAATATCCGCCCCAATTCTAGTGAAGGAAAGCCGCTTTGCACAAAACGATTGTCAGGCGGCCACCGGGACGTTGGTGGCCAGTAATGATGGTCATCAGATCATCAAGACTGGTTCCGATCCAGTCAAAGAACAGCCTATTCTGGCAGCAAAAGCGGTAATCACCGGTCCCGCTGATGGCAAGTCGGAACCGGGTGATTTGGTGGTTCTTCGAGCAACCGGTAGCGTGGCAAGCGCTTACAAATGGCAAGTGCTCCCACCCGAAGCCGCCAACAAATATTTCGAGATCGTGGAGCGGGACAGTACGGGGAAAATAGTGGGAAGTAGCGTGGTGTTTGCCAGTCGAAAATCAGGCACCTACGTTTTTATGTTGGCTGTGGCAATTGGAGATAGTGTTGATCTGGCGGGCTATGTACTGACCAACCAGGAGGTAGGCCCGCCCAAGCCTCCCGATCCTCCGCCGGAGCCCGTCGTAAACCCTTACAAACCGGATCCAGTGTTTCAGGCGGCGGTGGCTCCGGTAAAGTCGTTCAGCCTAAGCAAAGTGGACAGCGACAGCCTCAGCAGGTTATACGGAGTAACTGCCCGACAGGCACTTGCCCAACTCAGTACGACTACCGAGCTCCGGGCTTTTTTAATCGCCGAGGGTACTAAGCTCAACCTCAAGGACAAGTACAAAGGATTAGGTACAGAAGTAGACTCAGCCTTGGTTAAGATGCTCGGTACAAACGTGGGCAATCTTGACAAGGTGGTAGCGGGAAGGGCTTTAGATACGTTGGCTTGGGCTGTGTGGGAAACGGGTAAAGTGGGAAGAAAGTAGTGATGAAATACTTGCTAACCATCTGCTTGCTGTTGTTACTGAGTTTGACCAGCTGCTTTTGTTTGGAGCCTCGGCCTTGGGCTTTCGGTGGGGAGCAGTTGTTCTTACAGGTCAGGCTTGTCGTAGGTTATGATCAATCAGTAGACAGCAAGCAGATGTTTCCAATACTCGCCGGGCTAAGGGCAGCTGGTTATGACATTGTTTACACTGACTTGACCTCCACAAACTCTCAGAAGTACAGAGAGGCTTTCGAGCTAGATAAGGATAGCCAGCTACCCTGTTATTTGATGTACATAGGTCACGAGGCTTTTGAGAAACGGCAAGGAGTTTTAACAGAGAAGGAACTAAAGGACTGGTTTGCTCAAGTCAATAAGGGACTGGCTACGGCGGGTGTGGCAAAGCCGGTTCAACAGAAATTGTATTTGCAAAACGATCCTCTCAATCTCATCTACTTACGAAAGACGTTATCCCCGCCAAGTTGTGGGATGTTGTGGTGTGTGTCCCACCGCTACGAGATTCTACAATGGGTGGATGCCAATGGCAAAGTCATAGGACCAGCTAAACCATAAAGGAGAACAAGTAATGAGTATTGGTAATGGAAACAAGTGGCGTGAATTGTTGCTCCAGGTCCCAAACACGAATTCTTTAGCGTCGTTTGTGGAGAACGTGACATTCTTCGCGAGGCAATTGGCATTCGATGGTCTTGGGGCTGGGCTCCGACGAACGATTGGTCAAGGACTGTTTCAAGCCTACAAGCGTGGTTTCCACGGCTGTTTTGTAGATCGTGACCCCAATCCCAAGTGGGCCAGAGCCATTGCCGGATTCGCCAAGGATCGTTTCCGCAATACAGTGGGAGCTAGTCAATGGCAGGTAGAGCAGGTGATGCCGACGGCCCTGCAAGGAACGGGACGAGGTAAGCGGGCCCTCAATTGGCAGTACATACAGAAGGTCAATCCCAGGTTTCTTGCAGGTAGTCAGGACTACGGGAATTGTCGTTCATGGTCAGCTCGTGAGGCTTCGATGGTGTTGGCAGGTCTGGCCATAGCAAAGGGAGGATTACATCGACTTGATTATCGACACGGTACGGCCCTAGTCTACGGCTCTCGAGGATCCAGTAGTCAAGGCATGGATATGGCTACGGGATGTGAGGTGTTGACAACAATCGGCCAGTCGGAGGAGAAGGATTACGGTGGGGGGCTTGATTTAAGTACCGAGGACTTGGATGAATCGAGAGGAAATGCTTGGGGTCGGTCTGGTCCACCGGCGGCTTTGATTGCTGCTGTGAAGGGTGATGTAGTCCAAAAGGCTTACAATATCGGGGAAGCGACAGCCGATATGGTGATGGATATCTTTTGGAATGAGGGTGTTATTGATCATGGATCGAACAGCACTGCTGGTCAAAGTCGAAATGGACTTATCAGTCCATTGGAAAGCATCGGTGGTCATGCCCAGTGTGGGATTGGGTATGACGACACGGACGAGTTCAAAGCATGGGCTAAGCAGAACCTCAACATTACCCTTACGGATGCAGTGGTAATAAGTGATCAAAGCTGGGGTGATTGGCTAGATCTCCCCAAATGGCCAACTGAATTGTGGGGATCAAGACCGGAGGGAGCGTGGGTGGTTACGATGACCGATTTCTTAAAGATTTGCAATCAGTGGGGTGATGGTTGGGCGATGACCGGGATCAACGGGTTCCAGGCCCGTAGTCTTCCTAACTGGGGAACCAGCACTTACTTGGGAGATTAAAGATGGATGAAGGTGGTTGGGGAAAGATAATGCGAATCATGCTATGGGGAGAAGCCATTTATTTGATTGTGAAGTGGTTGACCGTTCCATTGTGGATATTGCCCTGGTTGTTTTATCGTATGTTTCGTGTACGGGGTGGTTGATGGAAGACAGCGAACTCCAACTCGACCGCGAACGCCTTGCCGCACAGCAGGCCAAGGATGTGGCTGCGCAGCGTTCGGCGTCCGGGGCTTCCGTGACCGACCAGCGAGTGAAGTTGGCCGACGCCGATTTCTCCCGCTGGCAGGGCGCGGCCGAGCAAGAGCGGAAGTGGATCGAGACGCTGGCTGAATGTCGACTGAAGTACGCCCAAGCGGACCTGACTGAAGCCCAGGCGGCCTACGAACTGGCCAAGACGGCTGACAAGTTGCAAGACGTGCGGAAGAAGTATGCCCTTATGGCCCGCATGGAACGCGAGCTACAGCAGTTGCGACAGTCGGAATATCGGCACCGGCAAGAGATGAAGCGGTTGGCGAACAACGCCCTGGCGGCGTCGGCCGTTCGTAACCTGCCACATATCTCGCCACAGAGTGTGGCGGCGATGTGGAACGCCTGGCGTTATTTTCTGCGGCGATGCCCGGAGAAAGTGGTCGCTAAACTGGCCGGTTCGATGGCACTTGTTGAACAACTGCAGTGTGAGCGACGGGTTCCAGCGGCCGGAACCCAGGAGCATCTGATGCTCATTGTCGCGTTTTCTCTTGTTGCCGACTGTGCCGATACGATTCGCACCGACGCGGAGGCAAAACTGGCCGCGTTGCGGGCCGGCACCTATGACGTGTGGAAGCCTGAAGAGTCGACAGCTTCAGTAGAAGGGGGATAGTATGGGATGGTTGTGGACTGTTTTGCTGAGTGTCTATTGTACTGGTTTGGCTGTTACGTTTGTGTTGTTATTTGTTGAATTAGATCTTACACTTGGATCGGGATACAAGAGTGGCCACTGGACTGATTATTTGATCATCGCCGTATTAGCAGGTATTCCAGCACTTGTTTGGCCTTTGAGTTTGTTACTTGCAATTGGTGGTTTGTTGTTTCGGAGATGAGTGTTTTACTAAACTTAGTAAAAGGATCGAAGATGACTGGATTGAAGGCATTAGCGATGTTTGGCATGCTTAGCATATGTGGACTACTCTCAATGGCCGGACCAGAAATAGTTGCTCAAGCACCGGCTGCTGATGCGAATACGAGTCAGTCTCAAAGCATTGAGAGTATTGGTGAACGGATCATCGCAAAGGCGATCACAGCCCTCGGTCCATTGGCAATACTTGGTTGGTTTCTGTGGCATACTTCGACAAAGACACTTCCAACTAAGGACGCGCAATCAGCGGAAGAACGCACGGCTTACTTGGAAGCGATGGCGGCTGAACGAGCGGCGCATAAGGATATTGTAGATAAGATCGTGGACGAATTAAAACAGGAACGCAACGCTGTATTGCAAGTTATTAAGAGTTGTGAAGCACGACGTGGTGGCTAACTGAAGGTGAGCGCAATGAAAACCATCTACTCTAGCATGTATTATGCCGGCCCCAACGGCGAGCCGCGCGAGCAGTTCAAGCCACACATGGAAGCGGTCTACGGATTTCCTCCAATCCAGCAGGTATGCTTCTATGCCAAGAAGCCCGACGGCTCGTTGGACCTCGATTCCGTCCGCGCGCAGTACCTCGACCGCCTTCCGAATGGTGCAATGGCGTTCCTGGACCGCGAGGGGGTGGATGTCGAGGTATTCCAGTGGATAGACGGTGGTTTGGTGCCGAACCCAAAGAATATCCAGGCGATGGTCGATTTGTATGATGCTATGAAGGCTATGCGGCCGGACATCCAGATGGCGTACTACGGCGTGGTGCCCACGTCCTACGCCCACCTGCAAATGGACGATACGGTCTCGCGCTACAGTCCTAACAACATGCCGTGTTGGGCGGCGGTCGAGACCGTTGATCTGGCGTCCAGCATAATTGCCGAGCGTGTTGATTATCTGATGCCCTATTTCTACTTTGGCTCGGTAGTCAGCGACAAGTCGCTCACCTACGACCGTGTACGGCTGTGGGCTGGGAGTCTGTTCCAGCGCTGCCGGCGCTATTGGCCGACGAAACGTGTGGTGCCGCTGATGTGGCCGAACTATTACGACCGTTGGAAGAAATACTATATCGACGTTGAGCCGAATATTGACGACAAGGCATTCGAGTGGACGCCCGCGATTCTGAATGACATCCGCGTCCCCGGCGAACTCTTCCAGGCGCTAGTGGACGAGATGGACAAGTGGGGCCTGGAGGAATTGGCAGTGTGGCAGGAAGGTCATCAGCCGTGGGACCCGAACGCCGACTGGTTGAAGATTCTTCTGCGTTGGCGTGGGCAGATAGCCATGCCGCAATTCCGGTTCCGACCGTCGGCAGATATTAGTTGGCAGTAGCCGGCCAACCGGCAGCGCGTGGAACAGTACATCGCGTGGTTGATCCGATAGCGCGGCCGCGGGCCGCAAGGAGCGATACGCATGGCACTCAACGCGGCAATCGACTGGGAAGTGCGGCAGGACGGCAACGACCTGAACGGCGGCGGCTACAAGCGAACGGCCGGCACAACCGACTATTCGCAGCAGGCCGCCGCGCAGAAGGCCGGCGCGGACCTGGAAATGCACGCCAGCACGAACACGAAAGTCAAGCCGACCGCCGCGGGGGTCGCGGCGGCCGACGTGGGCAACGTGATTCAGATTTCCGCCGGCACGAATTGGACTCCGGGCTTTTACGAGATCACCGCCCAGGACGGCACGTATTGGACGTTGGACCGCTCGCCCAACGCGGCGGGCGATGCGAACCTGGCCACGTACAAGATGGGCGGGGCCTTGGCGAACCCCGGCACAATCGGCGGTATCTTCGTTTCCGGCAACTTGATCTACCTGAAGTATTCCGCAACGCCCTACTCGATCAGCACCGCAACGCCAAACGTGGCCGGTGGACCATTGACACTGACTGCCGGAGGGTCCACTGCAAACGGCGTAGTGCTGGTCGGGTACAGCACGACACGGACTGTCGCCAACGATGATGCAGACCGCCCGACGTTGACGGTCGCTGTGGGCGTAGCCAGCATCACGGTGGTGAACCACGGGACGGCCCCGCACGGCGGTGCGCGAAACATCATCGTGGATGGCAACGCGCAAACAGGGATCGTGGGCTTTGCCAACGGGACAGTGCGGAATCTCAACCACCGCTGCCGGGCCGTCAACTGTGCTTCAGCGGGATTCTCGGGCACGGCTGGTTTCTCGCTCGCCTGTGAAGCGGACACTTGCGGTGCCGGTTTCGCGCACTTGTCCGTTGGCTGTTGGGCTCACGATTGCACCGGAACGGGATTCAGCACGACAGCAGCTTTCTGTTTGGCAAACGGCAACGCCGCCGGATTCGTGAACGCAGCATCCACCCATTTCTTTGGCTGTATAGCTTACGCCAACACGGGGCACGGATTTTCGACAACGGACGTTACGGGCACGTTCGTCAATTGCATCGCCGAGGCCAACGGCGGTTGGGGATTCATCAATGTCTACAGTGGCCGTCTTCTCGTGGCCTGCGCGGCGTACAACAACGCCACCGGTCAGTTCAGCGGCGGCACGCAAGTCAACTGCGTTACCGTCACTGCCGGCTCGGTGTTCACCAATGCGGCAGGCGGCGACTTCACGCTCAACACGACGGCGGATCGTGGGCTGTTGCTCCGCGGCGCGGGTTTTCCGGGCACGTTCGTCAACGGCACGGTGGGCGCGGCGGACATCGGCCTGTTTTCTAACCCCGACTTCCCCGACGTGGGCAACGTGCGGAACAACGACACGGTGAACGGCGTCACGGGCGAGTTGAACGTCGAGGCCCTGGAGGCGGCGGCCTACTCCGCGGGCACGGTCTGGCAGGCCGCGGACGACGCGAGCTTCCTGGAGGCGAACAAGGACGAGATTATCCCGGCCGACACGGACATCGAGGCGCGGTTCGGCGTGACGGGGACCGCGCCGGCGGGCGGCAACGTCATTGTGATTGAGGATTGAGCATGGCCTACGACCAGATCTACTCCGCCGACAGCACCAGCAAGCTGATCGAAGTCAAGATGCGCTCGGCAACGACGGGGCTCGGCTTGACCGGACTGGCCTTCGATACGCCAGTTACGTTTGCCTACGTCCGCGAAGGCGCGGCGGCAGCGGCCAACGTCAACGACTCCTGCGCGACGATGGCCCAAGGCACCTGGGCCACGAAGGGCTGGGTTGAGGTGGACGCGACGAACCAGCCGGGCGTGTACCAGTTCGGCATCCCGAACGCCGCATTGGCCGCCGGCGCGAAGGCTGTGACGATCACCTTTCAGGCGACGGGGGCGTTGGATAAGACGTTGAAGATTCTCTTGGACCCGCCGATTACGGCCAACTTGACGGCGGCGACGAAGGCCGAGATCATCGCCAACTTCGAGGGGCGGACGGTCTACTTCGTCTCCGCGGCACGGTCCGACGATACGGGCGACGGCACAACCTGGAGCACGGCCAAGAAGATCATCGCCTCGGCCGTTGCGCTGGCAACCGTGGGCGGCGAGCTAATCCTCGTCGGCCCTGGAGCGTACAACGAGTCGCTCGACTTGTCGGCTCTGACGGGCGTAGAACTTCGCGGCGGCGGCTGGGGAACGCGCATTTACAACTCGGGTACGTACTGCGTCAAAACGGGCGCACAATGCACGTTGGCCGACATTCGTGTGGACAACACCGCCACGACCGTTCAGCATCAGGCGATTCTCATTGGCGGCAACAACACCACGCTCGACCACGTGCAGGTGGTGTCCGGCGACGAGGCGGTACGGAACGACAGCTTTTTGCGACTGACGATCCGCAACTGCAATCTGCTGGGCAGCGAGGCGTGTCTGGCCCTGTACGGCGGTAGCGGTATGGTGATCAACTCGCTCCTTCACACCGATGGCGCGTGGACGGACTGCGACAGCATCGGCGTCTTCGTCAATGCGAGCACGGTTTGCGGCTACACGTTCCATGCGTGCGACATCGACGCGCAACTCAATCTGGGCTACTCGGCAGGCCCGCCGGCGCACCGACCGTATGGCGTGCAGGTGTTGGGGCTGCCGGGCGTGCTGACGTTCATCGACTGCTCGATCAAGGGCCAGCGGACGTTCGACACGGATCAAACGTATCAGTTCGGCGTGTCCCTTGAAACGACCGGAACCGTGGTGCTGCAAAACTGCCGCGTGAGTTGCCTCCGCGACACGGGCAACGCCGAAACCAACAGCTACGAATTGCAGAACACGTCCACCGGCAAGTTGATCGAGGGCGGCTGCACCTATCAGGCGAGCACCGGCACGATCACGCACAGTTACGGGGCCGCCGCTGCCGCTGCCGCCCAGGCGGCCAGTGAAGCAGTGCGAACGGTTTCCCCGGACCACAAGCCACTAGTGACCGCGGATGGCGCGCCGGTCAACCTGTACAGCGCGTTACAGTTCGCAGTCAACAACCTGGAAGGCCCGACGCCGACGTGGGTGGGCACGCTCACACTCGCCGGCGAACACACCAGTCGCCCGTATTGGAGCGGACTCTGCACCTCGCAGGCCGGCGACGTGACGGTGCGCCTCTGGTCGAACGGCACGCTCTGGTTCATCACCGAGACCCTCGACGACACGGTAACGTGCGGCTGGCACACGCCCGTCGCCTCGCCGCGACTCGATACGCCCGCCGCAAGTTGGGAGGCGTTCGGCACCGCGACCGGATCATTGACGATGACGATGAGTGCGGCGACCGTCCGGCCGGCGCAGAAGATTATCCTCGACGCCGCCACCGCCGACCACGCCACCGCGGGCACGTTCGGCAAAGCGATCGCCGACACCCTAACGCACGCCGCGCGATTGGCGGGCATCACCTCGCTGGCCAACTGGCTGCGGGCCATGTTCCGCAAGTCCGCGCCCGACGCCACGGCCCTGGCGGAGATCAACGACAGCGGCGGGACGTTCAGCGCCACCACCGATAGTGTTGAAGCTTTAAGAGAAAAGGTAGACAATACATTGGATGTAGCAATCAGCACAAGAGCTACTCCAGCAGACATAACTGACGCTGTCAATGGACCGGGTTCGGAACTATGTACAATCACGGTCAAAGACCAAAGTGGTAATCCGCTAGATGGAGTTGCTGTATGGATTACCTCTGACGAGGCCGGAGTTGATGTAGTCGCAGGTAAGAAATACACTAATTCATCGGGCCAAGTGACGTTTATGCTTGATCCAGGAACATACTATTGTTGGAGGCAGTTGGCTCGATACAACTTCACCAATCCACAAACTCTGGTGGTGACAGAATGACAGATTTTATACAACAAGACGCATCGCCAGTTTCTGGATCGGCAACTATCGCAACCCGAGCTGATATCTTGGCAGAATTGGGATTGACTGGTGTTGCTACATCCGAACAGGAAACAATAATAGATACTGCTTTAAGGAAAGCGGCCGGGGCTGTTAAGAGTTACTTGCGATATGAGCCTGTTCAGGGTTCCCATACCGAGTACTATCCACAGCAAGCTTATCAGAGTCAACCCGGACCTGGGGTATGGGAGGTGACAGACGAGAAAGCTGTGTTGCGACAAGTCTCCGAATCGGCAACGAATGAGCTTCAGCTTCGTCATCTTCCGATTCGTAGTGTAGCCTCAGTTAATGTTGATTACGATGGACGTAGCGGGACAAAATCAGGATCGTTTGGTAGTGGTACATCAAAGACGGAAGGAGAGGATTATTGGGCGAACTATGATGAGGTAGATGGAGAAGGTAACAAGATTTGCAAGGATGGTATACTTCGAGCAGTTGGTTTGTGGCCAACAACTCCGGGTACGGTCAAGGTGGTCTACACGGCTGGATATAGTGATGATGAATTGAGGGGGAACGATTCTATAGTTGATGCTTCTCCGATCTGGTTGGCTATCGTGGAAGAAGCGACTAGGTTGGCTCGTCGTACTTTGTTGACAAAGAAGGGATCGTTGGGTATTCCGGCAGGTGTCCTCACCAGTGAGAACCTTGGGGATTACAGTTACTCGGTTGAAGCTGGTTCACTCCAGCGATTGTTTAGTGGAGAATTGATGCCTGAAACGAAGGCAAGACTTGCAGATTTTGTGAATTGGGGATACGCGTTGGGGTGACAAAGGACTGATAATAGGGGAGTGATTTACCCTTTCCCTATTACAGGAGATACGAAATGAACGAGGTCCCTCAAGTATGGCCAGTGGTGGCAAAGCCTTATGCCCGAAAGGCTCAGGAGGTTCCCAAAATAGAGAGATCGGTATTTTGGACCGTATTGTTTGCAACATTCATTGGGATGTTTTTTGCAATGGAGATTCAGAAACGCTTCACTATGTGGGAAGTGGAGCATCGGGTTAGTCAGGTTCAAAAACAGATCGAAGAGTCAAACAAACAGACTCTATGGATGTTAAAGGACGTGAAGTGAGTCTATTAGATAGTTTGCCAAACTTGGCTGTGGCAAAAAGACGACAACGGACGAAGGATTCGTTGGGTGGTCCCATAGATTCATTTACAGAAGTGGTATTTCAGGATCGGTCTTGTTGGCGACAGCCTGCATCTGATAGAGAGATCAATCAATGGCAGCATCGGGATGTAGATATAACACATAAGGTCTACTTCGGTGAAGACCCAGAGGTTGACGAGAACTGTATCCTTATTATTGATGGAGTAACAATGCTTGTCAAGTCAGTATCTACTCCTGACGCTAGTATTGGCCTTGGTCTGTTGTGGCGGGTGATGGTAGAGGAGATCTAATATGCGAGTAGCCTGTAATACGATCGAAGAGTTCTTGGAGAACCTCAAAAGTGTAGAGCCAAGTAGTGTCTATGGCAAAGTAGTCTATGTGAGTGTGAATCGCAGGCCATTGGATGCTACAGACAAGAACAAGGCGACTCGATTACAGGTGAGCTTACAAGCGTCGGTCGTAATTGATTTGGATGATGGACAGTATCTACTTGAGGCGGGGGAAGATTGTGGCAAGGATTATCGGGACGGGGGTGGTGATAATGCGGGGAGTGATTTGGCTGCTGAGCTGAAGGATCAGATCAAGAATTATTGTGAATCAACGGGTCTGGTGGTCAGGCCCGGTGTTGTTTCTGAATAGGAGAGAACAAAATGAGAACGACCTTGAGTGAAGTTGAAGCGGTCCAGGAAGTGGTGAGTGTAGCCAATGAGCTGAAACCCAGCCAACCTTGGATGGTGGTGGTGTTTGAGAAGGAGGGTCCAGGCAAGCCGATTCACGCCAAATTGATCAGAAACAAGCTCCCGGTTGACGACCTCCCAATCTGTGGAAAGATGCTTCGGGAGATATTTGCAGGGGAGATTGATGCAGACATTCCCGAAGCGTTGCCTGTAGCCCCTGATTTTATGAAGGGGGTATCAAAACAGGTCCCTCAAAACGAAGAAGCTGTAGATGCTGCGGTTCCGTTGAATCCGGTTGAAGTTATGGAAAACGAAGGTGGTCCTCCTGTAGAGTACAAGTCGGCGGAGGACCTCTACCGATGAGGAGATTACTAAGTTGGTTATGCTCATGGCGATCTCCTGTTTCAATGGCCAGGAGATTTGCTGTTAGATGGGAACGACAATCAAAACGACTGCTCAGACAGTTGGAGAAAGACCAAGAGAGGATTAGAGAGTTGCTGGTCAAGGTCCAGAATCTCAGCAAGCGGGTAGAGACTGACCTTGATAAAGCGGCTAAGATGGAACAGCAGCACCAGACAGCTATGGAAGCTCTTCGTAGTGAAAATCAGGTGTTGTCGGATACAACCGTTCCAACCCTAGTAGCGCAACATAAGCTGCTGCTTGAACGACATGACGCTGATACGGCCATCCAAGTTCGTAGAAGGGTGGCCGCTCAGTTGCCGAACGAGGAGTGATGATGAGTTTGATAAACCAACTCGACCGTATTGGGACAGCCCTTGACAAACTGGTCAAGGGCGGCCCCGGTTCGGGCAATTTTGGACATAGTGGACGGCCGGGGCAGGCAGGCGGGAGTGGGGGTGGTGTAGGTATTGGTGGCTACCCTGGTCTTAAAGCTCCTAAGATGTCATCAAAAGACAGGGCTACTATCGAAGCCTATCAAGAAAATAGTTACGAGATAAATGGATGGTTGCGAGAAGGAATAGGAAATGCTCCAGAGGTGATTCAGCGTCAGGCTATCGCAACAAAAAAGGTATTCGATAAGTACGCCATCATTACCACACAGCCAATGATTGTCTACCGTGGATTAGATAGTGATGATCTTCCTGGCGAGAAGTTTCAAGATAAGGCATTTGTATCTACAACCACTGATCCAAAGTCCGCCGCATTCTTTGGCGAGCATATTATGGCGATTCATGTTCCAACAGGGACTAGGGTATTGCCGGTGTTAAAGGGATCAGAGCAAGAGGTTATCCTGCCCCAATGGAAATCTTTTACGCGTGGGAAAGAGGTTGGAACAATTGAAAGAGCGGGGCATTTGAGTACTGTCTATGAATGGGAAATGCACTAGGAGTGATAAATGAATGTTCTGACGAAGAGCTACGAACGTAGCAATGCCCTGATCAATACAGCTCAGATTCAGGCCCTTCGGTTGAAAGAGTCTGGGATGCTGGGTGCTATGTCTTCGCCAATGTCTAGTGCATTCTCAGACATGCAAAGTCAGAGCAGGTCCAGAGCAGGTTATTCCCAGTTTCGCAGTTGGGTCTATGCTGCTGTGAATGCTCTTTGTTTGGAGGCAGCGGGACAGCCTGTCAAGATTGGACGGGTGGAGAAGGAGAGTGACATACGGAAGTATAGCCGCTTCCGTACAAAGGGTCTGACCGGGTCAATGACCAAGAACATTCGGAACAAGGCAGCCGAACGAGAGGTTGAGTTGTTGCCCGATCATCCCTTGGTTGACATACTGGAGGGGCCGAACCCGATCCAGTATCGTTTTCAGTTTGTTTACTCGTTCGTAGCGAGTCTATGTTTGACAGGCTGGGGGTACGTGATACGTGATGAAGGTGAGGATGGAGTTGAGTTCTATAGTCTTCCTTCAACATGGGTACGTCCGGATCACAAGGAAGGTCCGTTCAGTAAGTTCTATATCACCAACCCCCACAATCCTGAGACACAGCAAGCCGAGCCATTGACAAAAGAACAGGTGGCGTTTGCTTACCTGCCTAATCCTGCCGATCCAATGGGGGCTGTGTCGCCAGCTAGCAGTCAGATGGCTGCGATTCGGGTGGACGACCGGATACAGACCTGTCAAGAGCGGTTCTTTGATAATGGTATCTTTCCCTCGGTGATTGTGACCGTGGGAAAGGATCCACACCCGGACGTACCGGGCGGTGGTACGCGTCCCAGGCTAACGGCCGTTCAACGTCGGCAGGTGATGGGTGCTATTCGTCGAGTAATGGGTGGGATTGCAAACTATGGTAATCCGGCTATTGTGGATGGACTGATCGAAAGTATCACCCGTCTCAGCGCTACCCAACCTGAACTGGGATGGGACAAAAGTGAGGATAAGTTGAAGACGAGGATCTTGTCCGCCTTTTGTGTTCATCCGTTCATCTTGGGTGAGCCGGTGGGTGTAGGTGGGTACGCCCAGACGTTCAACATTATGGACAGGTTCTACAGCCGGGTCAATGTGTATCTGGATCTGCTATCCTGTTTGATGACAGACATGCATGTGGTAATCAAGGAGGAGAAGGCAGCCAAGAAACAAGAGGAGGAGAGTGGCAAACTGCTGATCTGGTGGGAGAAGAAGGAGGCGGTTGACCCCTCCCTTCGTTGGCAGAAGATGAGCTCGGCTCGGTCTAGTGGGGATATCAGTCAGAACGAACTGCGAGCTGAGTTAGGTATGCCTCCTGACGAGGACAAGAACGAGAGCCTCATCAGCACTTCTCAGGCCAGTGCCCTTATCCCATTGTTGGCTCAGGTGGGTGCAGGTGCTGTCACTTCCGAACAAGCCGCCGCACTGATGAAAGGCATGGGGATACCTGATGAATTGGCCGAAGAGATTGCGGAGGGACCGGAACCTCCTGAGGAACCTGCCCCTCAACCCCCTGTCGGTGCTGTTGCCGGCGTTCCGGGGGCTCAGGGGGAAAATACCCCAGAGGGGCAGACCCCCGCCGTACAACTAACGACAGGCCCCAGCAAACCGAAACCCCCGAAACCCGGTCGGCCGGGCAAGAAACCACCCAAGCAGAACGAGACAGAGCAGGCGGCCGAGGGATTGAAAAAGGCGATTGATGTCTTGCGTGATGTGCCGGTAGACATGGCTGAACAGATCGCCACTAAGATAGTAGACAGCCTGGAGTGAGTTGATGTCTCTTAGCCATACTCTAACTCGTATCGAGTCTTCGTTGGGCACTCTGCTGAAGGGTGGTCCGGGTAGTGGTAATGGTGAGAAGTCAGAGAAGCCAATCCCCGCCCTCCTCCTTGACACGGCTAAGACAGCTATCGAGTTTAAGACTCACCTTCTCAAGAGAATGATCAAGCGTCGGATCTCCCGTTCCGTTCACCAGCAATTGACTGCTAAGGTGGAACGACAGATGCAGCGGGTCTTGATCCCGTTCTTTAAGGAACAGGTAGAGGAGATGGCGAGTCGGTTGGAAAAGATGGATCGGAAGGAGTTGGAGGATCAACTCCAAACCAAATCGACCACCCCTCCCAAACTTCTCAACAAAATCTTCGATCCAAAAGACTGGAAAGACGAACTGGTCAATCGTCTCCTTCCGATCATGGCCGTAGGGATGGCAAAGGCTATGGTGGGGCAGATGTTAGCAATGGGAGTAGATATAAGACAACCGAGACGGAGGAAGGACAAGACAAATCAGGTCAAAACCACCACGGCCACCGATTGGCTTAATGAAAATCCTAATGACCTAGCAGCTTGGGAGGAGTTGATTGAATCTATTGACGTCGATGGGATGTCAATACTCACTGAACTCCCACCCCAGATGAAACGTCGGATCGCCAAGCACCTCAATGAATCGTTCTCCCAAGATTACTGGGACGGGATTAGTGCAACGACGGGTGGTAATGCTGAGACGATACTTCGGGAAGGATTGCGTGACGGTTGGTCAATAGTGGACATGGCAAAGGAGCTACGAGCATCCCTCGGTGGTGACTCTTACGCTAGGGTCCGGGCGTTCAACATTGCACGCACGGAAAGTGGAAACGCGTTGAACGGCGCTCGTAGTGGGGTGATGGACCAGTTGATGGAGGATCTTGGTGAAGAGGTTCCAGTCAAGAAGGTGTGGTTAAGTGTGCTTGGAACTACGACTCGGGACACCCATGCTAACTTAGATGGGGTGCCGGCTGACAAGAATGGTAATTGGAATCTGTCGGGGTACAGGATACCGTGGCCGGGACACGTGAGCCTACCACCGGGGGAGCGATGCAACTGCCAATGTACGCTTAGCTACGAATGGGGTATGCGAGACGAGGATGCCCAGCGTCTGATTGAGGATTACTATGCTGGGAGTGAAGAGAAAGGTGGTCCGGGTAGTGGCAATTTTGGACATGAGGGAAGGCCGGGGAGCATCGGTGGAAGTGGTGGAGGTGGAGGTGGCTATGGTACGGGACCTGAAGCTAAAATACAGTTTGAGCAACGGGGATTGAAGCATGAAGACGTTGCAGGTTGGCGAGGAGTGAACGGCTATATTGGTAATCATGCTGTAGCGGACTACTTGGACAACCAACCAGGCATAAGTTCGTTGGTCGCTGTGAATGAAAAGGGGAAGACAGTAGGTGTGATGTCCTACCATATACAGCGGGACAATTACATCTCCCTTAATTACTTTGCTACAAATGAAACGTCAAAAGGCGTTGGGTCAAGGATGATGCAAGAGCTATGCAAGGTGGCGGTCAAGGAGGGTAAGGGTGTAAAGTTGTGGGCGGCTGATGAGGCAGTGCCGTTCTATCAGAAGATGGGTATGGAAAGCAAAAGAGAGTTTCACTTCGCCTTCAGCCCCCAACAAGCAAAGGAGTTCGCTGAATTGGGATACCAGAAGAAAGCTGTTGATGATTTCTGGGATGAGCTAGCAGAGTTAGAGCCCAAAAGCGGCGCCTATGCTACAAAACCAGAAGTGACAGAGAAGGGTGGTCCAGGCAGCGGTAACTTCGGACACCAAGGCAGACCAGGACACATCGGTGGATCAGGGGGAGGTGGAGGGGGAGGTAGTTTTGATGAGAACGAGTGGAAGAATAAACCAGTACCACAACGACGGGATGATTGGGCGAAGCTGCCCGTTGCAAAACGTGATAAACTAGCCGATGCTCCAAACAGTGTACCCCAAAGAGAACGAGAACATCTCAAGGGACTGCCTGAACGTCCTAGTACAGATAATCTGCAAAAGGACATCTCGACAAGGGTCGAGCATTTTGCAGATCGAGTTCATCCCGAGGCCCGTCAGAAACTCGCATCCATAACAAAGACCTATGAAAAGGATCTGAAGGATGCTGGGGTGGATGATGACACTCGCCGTGAATTGACAATGAAGGCTTTGGAGTCTGTAGCAGCCCAAGAAATCGAAGCCTGTGGTCGTCAGTTGGGAGATCATGGGGTAGCTCATATCGAAGGGAACATACGGATTGCAAGAGCTGTGTTGGACGAGGTGCCGGGAGCTGAGACTGCCCGTGATCTGGCTATTGTATCAACGGCTATGATGTTTCATGATGCTGGCTATTTGACCAAGCCCTCCCAGATGTTTATGGATGAGGGTCATCCACGTTGGTCAGCCGAGCATTACGATGAAAATGTAAAGCCGCTGATAGTAAGGGCGTTCGGGAAACGGGATGCTTCCGAGGTGGAGCATATTATTCGTACACACGACTCGACAGATATTGATTGGGGTAACAATCCTCTAGCATCGGCCTCTAGGGTGGCTGATAATTTGGCTTTGTTCCATCAGGAGAAGACTCCTCCGTTGTTGCGTTATGTACCGGAGAACGTAGCAGCCCTCAAGAAATTGGCTAGTAAGGAAGTGTCATTGGAACAGACCCATGCCACAATGAAAAAGAACATAGATGCCAGTGATCTGCCACCGAAGATCAAGGAGCGGTTGAAAGTAGCCGTAGATGAAGTGTCTCCCATTACACCTAAGATGTCTTTGGGGATGTTGGGTGGCGAATTGTCTGGGGTGAAGTGGAACGGGACAGGGATTGATATCAAACTGAAAGAACGTCCCGAGTACACGGAGTTGAACAAGCTAGGGGATTTCGGTCAGCGACAGTTCGCGAAGTTCGCCGAGACCTATGGAGCAGACCCGCAGAGGTTCAAGCAGGATCTCAGTTTCGAGTTCAAGGATCGTAGTGGTAATGTGATATTACGAGCTACACAGGAGAAGGGAAGTAAGGGATACAAGGGTGGTCCAGGTTCGGGTAACTTTGGACATCAGGGTAGGCCAGGGAGTGTTGGTGGGAGTGGGGAGGGAGGTGGAGGAGTGGATTCGATACTAGCAGATGCCATTGTCAAAGCCCGAGAATCTGGATTGACCTCTGAGGAATTGGGTGAATGTGAGAGTTCTTTTCGTCTCGTCCTCAAGTCTCTTTCGTTTTCCAAGGGTCTGCAAGATAGGGTACGAGAGGGTGTGAAAGAGATAGAATTTGTGAAAGATCATGTAGCACTCGGGGCTATCGCATCAAAACACTCGTTGGAAAGTATATCTGGTCCAGTAGGTGGAATGTATCTGCCACCGGGTAGATTGATCTTAGCTCCAGGCAGTCGGAGGGGGATACCTAGTAATGCTGTTTATGCCCATGAGATAGGGCATGCTATAGATTCAGGTGGAAAAGACAAGTTTTCGGAGTCTGCTGCATGGAAGGACGCCTATACTAAAGATCATGTTTGGGAAGGAAGATTGGGCAAATATGCGAAGAAGAGTGAGAGTGAGGGATTTGCTGAGTTCTGTCGTTATCTGCATACGGAAGGCGTAGAATCAGTAAAGCAGACTGCTCCTAATTGCTGGAAGGCTTTTCATAGGAGGTTCGTTAAGTGAAATTAGTTGAGTTGTTTGAGGATGTTGTTGTAGCAGATGATGGCATGATAATCGATGTACTAGTTTCAGAGGCAGAGGACGAAGAACCAGGAGAGAACAAAAATGGTGAGTCCTAACGGTCGTCCAGACATCTTGAAAAAGAGCGATCCTGACTTGATCGCCCTATCACTGTCGGTAGAGACGCGGTTTAAGGATCTGCTGGGCTCCTACCTCAGGATCAGGGGAGTGGAGCTTATCCCACCCAAATCACTAGACCAAGATATGCTACGATGGCGGGAGATGGCGGTTCGTCATCGTAATGGTGATCTCCGAAATACAGATGCTGAGAAGAAGTCCGTCCGGGCGATTGCTGAGTGGACAATCCGAGTCAACTGTGAGTTGCGTAATCAATCACCCAAAGTGATCGTGTGGAAGGACTGATAGGTGAGGCCAAGTCATAGATATCGTAAGCGTTCTCGTCGGGCAGGTAAGAAACGAAACCTGTCTCGAAAAGCACTTCACAAGAAACGACTTCGGAAGCAAAGGAGGACAGAAAATGGAGTGGGCCATCTTCGCCGTCGGACTGTTTCTAGGATTGATAATCGGGGGAGCTACTCGTCAACAAGTACAAGAGAAGAGGCTGTTGGATAGGTTACACGATACAATGAAGGGCTTGCCGGCCAATGAATCGTATTGCTTGTCTTTCAACATCTATCATTCTAAGGACGAAGGGGATGATGGGGATGACGAAGAGGATGCCCCGAGCCCTTTCGACCTGAAGAATCATAGGGAGATCTTGAATTGACAATCTCAGAGATGTTAGCGGACACGACACGGATCACGTTGCAATTAAGCAATATGTGTCCGTTCGCTCATCTCCATCCTCGTTGCGCTGCACATGAATTGGCAAAGGGTCCTCGACAGATACTTCCCTCAGCTACAGTGATAGATGTATTGGATACCCTCCATGAAGAATGGGACCCTGAGAGACCATTGACTTTGGCTTGGCATGTTTACAACGAACCGGGGATCGACCCTCGATTGGTTCATTTTTGGAAAGAGGCTAAGAAACGACTACCCTTTGCTAAGATTCTGTTTTGGACGAACGCTTGGTACTTGACCCCCGAGTTTGCAAAGGAGTTGGTTAGCTACGGGATGGATATGCTAGTGACTAGCCCCTACTTCCCAGGTGAGCGAGAGCGTCAGAGTGGAATTGGGGAAGAGGTGACTCAGCATGGATGTAGGTACAGACAGACCGCCGGCCGGTTTGGTGATCGGATGAAGTGGTATCTTGGGCCAAAGCCCGAGATGTACATGAGTTGTTCTGCCCCGCTGAATGATTTGACAATCCGGGCGTCGGGATACATAGGGCTGTGTTGTATTGATGGGATGGAGGAGGTCAAGTTTGCAAACGTTAATCAACTGGGATTCAGGAAGGCTTTGACGGAGTCATGGCCTGAAATGAAAAAGATACAGACGCAGCTTATGAACCGCCAACGGGAGTTGAAGTTCTGCAAAGTTTGTGTAAGAGGAAGGAAACCCAGATGAGCTTGATAAAGCAGCTTGACCGAATTGAAATCGCCCTCGACAAACTAGTCAAGGGCGGTTCTGGTTCGGGCAATTTCGGACATAGCGGTAGATCTGGTAAGGTGGGAGGAGCTGGGGATGGAACATGGGGAACGGGTCAAGAAGCATTAGCCCAAACAAAGCGTGATAAAGAGGGAAAGCTGCACCTGGCGGACGGAAGCCCGTTGCCGTCACATATCAAGTACATCCCACCGGCTTGGAAGAACGTGCTAGTTGCCCGCCATCCCGACGCTGATTTGTTGGCGAAGGGAATTGATGCAAAAGGTCGGGTCCAGAGTCTATACTCTGACAATCACAAGACTCGACAGGCGGCTGTGAAGTTTTCTAGAGTTAACGAACTTCGTGGGGAATTGGATCGGATCAAAAGGGAAGTGGATAGTGATGTTCATAGCAAGGATCGGGAAACAGCCGAGAATGCAGCTGCCCTTCGATTGATAATCCATACCGGGATTCGACCGGGTGGGGAGGGAAACACACTGGCCGATAAGAAGGCCTATGGTTGCACGACCCTGGAGGGGCGACACGTAAAGGAAGTGTGGGGGAAGGTGCGATTGAGATTTGTTGGCAAGAAGGGAGTGAAGTTAGACATCCCGGTCGAGGATAAAACGATTGCTGCCGATTTGTTGAAAAGGAGGGATACGGCGGGTGATAAAGGTCGTTTGTTTGATACAGATGCAAACCGATTGAGTGGTTACACCCACTCAAAGGATGGCGGGGGATTCAAGACCAAAGATTTCAGGACAGCTGTGGGAACCAACACGGCTATTGAGGTGATGAAAAAGTTCAAGACGCCCACGGACGAAAAGAGCTACAAGAAGACAGTTCGTGAGGTCGCTAAGGAGGTAGCGGAGCGACTGGGGAACACTCCAACTGTGGCGCTACAGAGTTATATTGATCCGAGTGTGTTCTCGAAGTGGAGGAAGGGACTATGACGGCAATTGTTGGACAGGATAGTGACATCCATTTCGGTGATGTTGATAATCCACTTCCAGATTGGCGTAAAGAGGGAATCAATGAGATTGATTCCGATGATGAGGAGTTGTCCGAAACTCCTCCTGATGTGATTGCTATGTTGGGATTTGATCCATTGGAGGAGTGAGATGGCTCAGATAGCCGAAGTTCATTGCACCAAGATTAGATTCGAGCCAGGGGATCGTGTGCTGGTCCGTTGTGCCAGGCCATTGAATCAGCAACAGCGGGAGAAGATCAAGGCTACTATCCAGCATTGGGCTGGAGTGCAGATTGAGGTACTTGTTTTTAGTGAGTGTGACTACGAAGTAACAATAGAGAACAACAATGACACAATCATCAGGCCCTAATGGCTATCGTGAGATACTAACGGATGATGAGTCATTGGCTTTGTTTTTGAGGTCAATGGCTGAGTTTGATCGTCGGTTCTGTGATGCAATGACCGACGGAGGGGAGTTCACCTTGAAGATTGAGGTGCATGGCAATAAGGGAGAGTTGATTCATGCCAGTACTTCGGGTATAGTATTCCGACGTCCTAGGGGAGTTGAGGCACGGGTTGAAAAGAAAAAGAGGACAGAAAAATCACTATAGGTAGAATCTGGTGTCTCGGGTATATTTAGGGGAACAAGCATCCAAGTATCCGAAACGGGACCGCGGTGCTCGGTGAAAATCGAATATCGTGGTCTTTTTTGTTTGGAGACCTGGAATGAGTAAACTAGTTACGTTCTACCTTGGACCGGCAGTGGGCTTGACTGCCCGTCGTCTTGTTGTTCGTCGTGCTCATCGTGCTGGCGACGATTACGACCTTCCCGCTGCTCAGTACGTGGGGACGCTGGCTGGTACGGCCGAGTCGGCTACAGTCACGCTGACCGACAATACGTTGTATCAGGCCACATTGAAGGACTACAAGACTACCGGCGAAGAGAGTCGGGTCGACGTCTTGAACTTCCACACTGGTTCCCTTCAGTTCCCGGGACCAAAGTCTGGTGACAGATTGGCCATCTACTCAATGGAGGACGAAAGCTCCTCGAGTTCGGTTAGTAGCTCGTCGAGCAGCTCGTCTAGTATTAGTACAAGCAGCTCGTCCAGCAGCCACTCAAGTTCGTCCGAGAGTAGCTTGTCCAGCAGTAGCTCCAGTAGTTCGATCTCGACCAGCTCGATCTCGACCAGCAGCAGCTCCAGTAGCTCGGTGTCGACTAGCAGTGTGTCGAGTAGCTCTAGCTCGGTATCGACCAGTAGCAGCTCGGCCAGCTCGGCCAGCTCGGCCAGCAGTGTTTCTAGTTCATCGAGCAGCTCGTCTAGCAGCAGCTCGTCGAGCCAATCTGTAAGTGAATCCAGCAGCTCCAGTGGTATGTAAGGGGTGACGAAATGAGTAAGTTGGTCACTCTGTATCTTGGACCGGCGATTGGTTTGTCAGCTCGGCGATTGGTAATCACGAGGATACCAGTTGTTGCAGATGAGTACGACATGCCACCGGCAGCTCAGTACGTTGGCACGTTGGCCGCTACAGCTACTCATGTTGCTATTGTGATGCCGCAGGGATTGTGGCAGGCTCGGCTGAAGGACTATAAGTTGACGGGCGAGGAAAGTAGTGTAGACGTTCTCAATTTCCAGTCGGGTGGGGATCTTCAATTTCCCGGTCCGAAGGGCGTTGATCGGTTGAGTGTGTTTTGTATTGAGGATGTAAGTAGTTCGAGTAGTTCGGTCAGTTCTTCCTCGTCAAGCTCTCAGTCGTTTACGTCAACCTCTAGTTCGTCCCCATCTAGTTCGTCCTCATCGAGCAGCTCCAGTTCGGTGTCAACCAGCAGTGTGTCGTCGTCCTCCTCGTCCTCCTCGTCCTCTAGTTCCGTTTCAACAAGTAGCAGTTCGACACCAGATACCTCCTCAAGCAGCTCCACGTCACCTAGTTCTGTCAGCACTGTCAGCAGTGGTAGCTCGAGCAGCTCCAGTTCGGTGTCAACCAGCAGTGTGTCATCGAGTAGCAGTTCATCGTCCAGTGGCGTGTAAGGAGATTTACAATGCCTATTGAAAAACAACTCCCGCCGAAGGATTTCAATACGGTTGTTCGGTGGATTAAGACCCAGAGTATCGAACGGGTCAAGGAGTTGGTGCCGCTGTTGACCTTGACAATGGCTCGGGTGGGAGCCCGTCCAAACTTCCGTCGAATCGTCAATGGTCCGGCGCCGGCAGGGAGTGACCAGTTTGACGTGGGCTCGATTGCTACTTGGTTGAGGGGTGTCAACAAACAAGACAAGTGGGCTATCAAGCAGGTGGTGGCATTGGATGCCACTATCCGTGCTCGTCTGGGAGGGTAGTGATGTTTTTGAGCTACGAGCAACTTGAACTCCCACCTGGCGAGGTGAAAACTGCCAGTGATATCTCCATCCCGGCTGGAGCAACTCTCGTTATGCTTCAAGCCAGTGGAAACAATGTTCGGTACATTATGGATAATGTTGAAAATCCGAACAGTGACTATGGTATGCTTTTGCTGACCACGAATCAGCCGGAGCAGTTTGGGATTGAGGATTTACTCCGAGGGAAGTTTACTTCGGATGCTGCTACAAACGCGTACCTCAATCTGCACTTCTATGCAGGACGAGCGATATGAAAACAGCCAATGAGCTACTCCTAGCAGCGATTCGCCAGCGGTCTCAGAAGGCCACTGAGTTTGCCTATGGTATATTGACCGCCGACAGGTATGTCAAGACGATCCAAGATCAGATTGGCATTCACCGTTGCTATCGTCATATGGCCAAGGGGTCAACCAGTTATGACGATCTGTTGAAGAAAGCTAGTCAGACGTTGGTCTACAGCAACCCTGAGATGGAGCTCGAAGAGGTTGTTGACGTGAAGAAACTGAACGGGGAGATGAACAAGATTCAACTCCCCAAGAACGTACTAATGACCTTCCGTCACGTTTTGACTAGCAGTCGAAAGGATCGTGACGGGGACGTTCTTCATGCAGATGGGGCTACGGTGGATCCGAAGATGTTGCTATTGTGGCAGCATGTTCATACAATGCCGATTGGCAAGTTGCTGCTTGTCCAGGAGAAGAACCCGAACCGTTTGGTTTGTGTTTCCTGTATTGTGGACATGAATGAATTGTGCCATGATTCGGCCGTGATGGTTGACAATGGTATGGGTCGGTTCAGTCACGGATTTCGTGCGTTACGATTCTCCAAGAACAAGGAAGGTGTTGACAAGGATGGCGAAGGGTTCGATGTCAAGGAGTTCGAGATCATGGAAGAGTCGTTGGTTTCTGTCCCGGCGAACCCGGACGCCGAGACGGAGGAAGTGCTCCTCAGCCTAGTTGAGGGTGGTAAACTGACCAGTCCAATCTTGAAGGAGATTGGTCAGGGCATTCGCAGCCATCGCAACATTCAGGTACCTGGAGTGAAAATTCAGTATCGAGAACAGGTGGGTGGGGCGGTCCGAGAGCTCGCCTGCCACGACTTCAGCCAGTTGAAGCAAGCAGCGGAAGCTGGTTTGATTGGGGTGAAAAATGAGAACAAGTCAGCAGATCGAACAGGAGAGAGAGCGACAGGAGAAGGACAAGCCGGCACATCAAAAGAAGCCGATGAGCTTGCCAGTGACAAAGCAAAAGCAACAGAGGGAGAAACCGACAAGCCACAAGTGACTTGTCCTGAGTGTGACTGGAAGGGACCGAAGCCCGACGATGGCGTGTGCCCGGAGTGTGGCGCGGAGTTGGGTGGGAAGACTGAGGAAGAGTCGGTTGAAGAAGAAACGGAGGAGAAGGGAGAAGAGTTGGATCTCAAGTCTTTGGACGCCAAGCCCTATGCTAACGAGCACGCCGCCCGTCAGTACGATCCGGACAAGTTCGACAAGTTCCGTCGCCAGAACAACAAGTTTGGCGAAGGCATCCATGCGATTTGGGGGATTGATAAAGAGGGAAAGACTACCCTCCAGTCGATCCGATTCGACTCCAGCAAGTTTAGTCCCGAGCAAGCAAAGAAGTGGCTGGAGGAGCACAAGATGGCTGTCAACCTGGAGGCAGCCAAGGAAAAGGAAGAGGCTACCGAAGAGAAATCTCTGTCTGGCACCAAAATCGGACGGGTGATCTCCACCACCAATGAAAAACGGATTCGCTGTGCCAAGGAAAACATAGATGAGGTACATGGCAAAGCGGTTAGCATGGAGCGGGGTCATGGTGCTCTGCTACGGGAAGCTAGTACTCACTTGGATGAGGTATTGAAGACAATCGGTGGGGAGACAGTCGAACAGCCGAATCGGAAACCTACAGTGTTCACGGTTTCGATGGCGGCCGCACTGTTCCTGGCAGAGGCCAGTCCTCCTGAGCGTAAACGAATGATGGACTCGTTGAAGGCCATCACGGAAGTGGAAACGATGGATCGGAAACTAGCTATCTTGCGTAAGTTTGGAAAATGATTCGTCGCGAGTGTTTCGCGGCGGTTTAAGGTGTTGCGTGTATCCATAGGAGAAAACGATGAAGATCACGCAAGCGTTGAAGGCCTTTCTCGTGCAAAACTGTGACGTCGAGCCCGATGCCACCGATGCCGAGTTTAAGGCGGCCGCCGGCGAGGCGTTTGCGAACGGCAAACTGACGGCTGAGAAGTACACGGAACTGACGAAGGATGTTGGGTCCGACGAGCTCGAAGAGTTCAGTGAGAAGTTCGAACGGATTGCGGACGGCTTGGAGAAGGCAGTGGAGTTGCTGACTGCCCAGAAGGAAACCAAGACTGAGACCAAGGAGGAGAAGAAGGAGCCAGAGGGCGAGAAGGAGAAGAAACCCGATGGTACCAAGGACAAGAAGCCAATGAGCCGGATGGCAAAGATGATGTCTGGCAACCTTCGGGAGTCGGAGGAGGATGACATCGAAGTTCGGGTCAAGGAAGCGGCTGAGTCGTACTCCGACACGAAGTCGGTGCTACTCTATCCGACTCACACCAAGGCGGGTCGGGGTCATCCGTTTGCTGGGCAGCCGGTGAGTGACTACTCGGAGGGTGGTCGGGCGATGAGTGTCCCCAGCGATCGGGACAAGGCCGTGGTCGGCGCGTTCGGCAAATACTTGTGTGCCGTTGCACAGAAGAAGAGCCGAAACTTGGCGTGGATGGGCATGCCCCAGCACGACAAGGAGCTGATTTGCTACGCAATGGAAAAGATGGACTGGTGTGGAGCCAGTGATGGTGGTGATTATGCCGACATCGTTCGGCAGAAGCTCACCCCGACTTTGCAAAAGGCTTTGATTGATGATGCTACTAGCGGTGGTGTGGAGGCGGTGCCGATCGTGTTCGATGACATGATCATCCAGACCCCGATCCTCAACGGTGAACTGTTCCCGTTGGTGAACGTAGTGCCCTTGGACAAGGGTCGCCGGGTTCAGGGAGCGGCGGCAGGCACCGTGACCGGGTCGTGGGGCGGTGTGGACGATACGGAAATCACCCTGTTCGACACCACTTCCTATGTGTCGAGTTTCGACACCACCATCTTCCGTTGGGAAGGTGCAGTCCGCATCGGTTTGGACTTCATGTCCGACACGCCGATCGACTTCGCCCAGTTGTTGACCCAACAGTATGGTGAGGTGCTCTTGAACGACTTGGACGATGTGGTTGCCACGGGCAACGGCACGACCCAGCCGGAAGGTATTATGAACAAGACTGGTACGACGTCGGTTGCCTGGGGTGGAGCCACCTCGATTGGCAATTACGAGTCGTTGCGGTTTGGTGTTCACAAGCGGGAGCACACGGCCAACATGGCTCGGACCGCCGTGTTCTGTGGTACGGACACGAGCTACCAGCGCGCGTTGGCGCTGTCGGTTGGGGCGAGCGATTACCGTCGCCTGGCCTCCACCAACCAGTTGCCCAACTACGATGGGTACTCGTGGATGCAGCGCCCGTACAAGGTCAACGAGTCGTTGACCAACGCCGAAATCTTCTACGCCATCCTCGGTCGTTACCGGATGTATCGTCGTCGTGGTTTGACGATGCGTTCCAGCACCGAGGGTGATACGTTGATCCGCCGTAACGAGATGTTGATGGTGGGTATGGCCCGCTACGGTGGCCAGCTTGAGCGCGGTGCAGCGGCAGCCAAGACGAGCGATGCCCCTGCGTAGTCCTACGGGGTTGAATTCCCCCCAGTCGCCTCCGGCTAGGTCCCGTTCTCGCCTAGCCGGAGGCATGTCCTAAACCTCAAAGAGAACGATCAAGAGAACGAAAGGTAAGAGAACGATGTCAGTAACTGAAGAAAAGAAAACAGAGGCAGTAGTGGCCCCCTTTGGTATTGAAGCCGATCATCACACGAACAGTGACTTGTTGATCCAAGCTATTCCAGGGTGTCGCTTACGCAGTGCCCTTCGACCGAGACCAGTGAAGGATCGGAAAACGGGCAACATGATGATCTCCGCTGATCAGGCCGCCGTGTTGGGTAAGTTTCCGCCGGTGCCCGGCATGCAGTTGCATGTCAATCCAGCAAAATTGACCTATACCATCATCGACCCGTTGAACGATGATGAGCAGTTGTGTGATCGGATCCGTCAAGCTATCAATGCTTCTAGTGTCACTCGTGTAAGTGGTAAACTCCACGGGGTCGAGACGGTGAAGGGAAAGTTAGATGTACATCGGATGAAGACTTTGGTTCGGGAGCTTCGGTGGCTTCTGGATAGCGAGGACGTCAAAGAGGTGAATGGTAAAGTACCCGAGATGGAAGACATTGAGGAGCTTCCCGGTAACTTCCTGTTGAATCCTGGTGCTCGTATCCCCAACAGCCAGCCCGTATTTGAGAAGGACTGGGATGCATGGGTACAGAATCTGACTCGTGTGGGAGGGTGAGCGATGGCGGTTGGGACATCGGCAGCAGTAGAACGTGCCAGGCAGCGTCGGGTCGCTGCTGCCGATGTCCGTCTTGTTCGTATTCAGTGGTTCTTGGACAACGTGGTTGATAAAGTCAAGACTCCACTGAGGACACGAGTTAAGATGGCTGCTGAGTATGTACGGGACAAGTGCGTCCGGAACATTAGTCGGCCTGTGGCAAAGACGCCGGTACTACGTCAAAGGGTTACAAGTGCCGGGAAGAAGGGAAGTCAGTATACGAAGGTTACAGACCGTAGTAAGTCTGGCGAGTTCCCCAAAGCGGATACTACCCAATTGATGAAGACTCTGTTCAGCGATGTCAAAGAGATTTCTCCAGGGGCATTTGAGGGATATGTTGGGACACCGCTTTTGTATGGACTTGCGTTGGAACTTAAGATGGCGAGACAGTTTCTCACCAGAACTCTAAATGAGGAACGAGCAACGATCATCAGGATATTGACGGGACCAATTCAATGAGTGTTGGGTCAGCAGACCTCTGGAAAGGGATTACAGCAGCCTGGGATACCGCTGAACTGGATACCAAGTTTAGTGAGCTGTGGCCAAGCACCACCCCAACCGATACGTTTGATGTGTTACATGAAATGGAAGCGTCCCCCAATCAACCGTTTCCCTATTGCGTGGTAGAAATGGAAAAGCCGTCGGTCCGGGGACGTATGTCAGGCAAAACCTCTACTACGAAGAGGGAGACTAGGGAAGCGGTTGTGACTTTCAACATTCATACTTATGCGAGGCAGGGTGACAATCGGGGAGCGAAAGAGATTGCTGCCTATCTTGCAGAGGAGGTGATGAAGGTCTTTGGGGGACACCCAACAGTGCAGGCGACTGGGACGATTACACTAGACAATGGCAATCACCTGATTACACAATTCCAAACCGACTATTCAGTGAGGACAGAACAAGAACACTATCAATGGGTCTTGTCTTATCTGTTCCTGGTGGATGTGCCGGTAGCTGTAGGAGCGTAGACAATGGGTACACGAACATTATCAGGTGCTAAGATCACGGTCAAGCTAACGGGTACTTTCCAGAACACTCTGGATGATGGTACTGTTGTAGCTATTTCGCACCCAGACTTGAACTACGTCAAATCATTGTCGGATGGTTCTGGTCCAAATGAGGCCAATCGTGCGTGGCAGATCTCGGGATCGTTGGAGATCAACGAGCAGATTATTCTAGATCTCGAGAAGATGGCAGGTCTGGATATTGGAGCAGGGGAGGGCATGGATGGACTTGGACAGGAGTATGACATTGAGTGTATTACGATGATCGCTATCGTGAATGATAATTTGGTCACTGATCCTGGTTTGCTGTCGTATGCCGATGGTACTGTCTTGGATTATCCGTGGGACGGTCTGGGAGGCACTCCGGGAAGTAGCAATGCGTACCTCAAGGGCCAAGGATTGGCTCTTAAGTGTCAAATGGCTGAGGGGGGCATCAATGTAGGCGAAACCAATGGTTATAGATTGCGATTGAGCGCAATCCTCGGACCTGTGGATTACAAGGTGTTCATACTCGGTCGTACGGATGAGAATGTATCGAGTAGTAGCGCCTCCAGTTCGAGCAGTGTTAGCTCCAGCTCCAGTTCGTCTTCGAGTGTGAGTACGAGTAGCTCGTCTCGGTCCGAAACCAGCAGCAGTAGTGTGAGCAGTGTGAGCTCTAGCTCCAGTAGTGAATCGTCTCCTTCCAGCGTGTCCAGTAGTAGTTCTAGCGAAAGCTCCAGTAGCTTGAGCACATCTGATAGATAGGAGTGATTGATATGTCCAGCGAAACGGCCCTAACCGGGCGCCTGGGAAAGTTTGTGGTAGATGGCTCGCTGGTGGCTCGTACCACTCAGTGGGCTGTCAACCCCAAGCTCGCCAACAGTAGTGAATGGGGCGACAGCGACTCGGCTGGACATACCAATCGAGCCGCTGGTCGTAAGGACTGTACTTTCAGTGCAGAAGGGAAGTTCGACACAGATGACGAGCAGTACGATCTGTTCCAGCCAGGAGACATTGCTTTGGCTGTTCTTTGGTTGAATGCCAGTTTGTACTGGTACTTCACCAGGGCATTGTGTTCGGACTTCAAGCTGACGGTCAACATTGATACTGAGGAAGTAATTGGATGGACTTCCGAGTGGGGTGAAGACGGGAAGTCCTACTATCCGGGTGAGTCTGGTGCACCGGCGGCCACACTGCCGAGCTAATTCCAATGGATTCACAACTACACATAGTGATACGTCGGGAGGTACATTACCTCCCGACGTGTCCGTGTAGTGATTGTCAAGCTGAAAGAGAACGACGTGCTACAATTCAACAGACCCCTTCCGAGCATCTTCCAATTCGACAGATTCCTGTCTCCGTTGCCTTTGTTCTGGGCTATCTACCTGCTCGCAGTCCGTTGGGTTCCGTGGCTCGTGGTATTTCTTCGCGACAAACCGGCCTGTCGTAACGTGTAACGTGGGGTAAGCCGGTATATGGTAGGGGAACCCCCTTTACCTAACCCCCGTGTTGTCGGCGCGTACAAACCGTTTGCTAAAGGAGAACGAAAATGAGTGAAGAGATGGCACGTGCGCTGGGTGCTTCTGGCGCTTTGACAGTAACGATCGGTGGAAAGGAGTGTACAGTCCGTCCGTTGGGTATCCAGGAGCTGACTGAACTAGAACGAGATTGCCTCACTCGTTACAAAAGGCAGTATTTGGAGACGTTTGCCAAGAACATGGATCTATTGCCTAGGGATCAGAGGGGTACTCTACTCGAAAGGGAAATGCGAGAGGTAGCTAAGTGGGATGTTGAGAATCTTCCATCCAAGTATGCCTATGATGCCCAGCGGATACCAGTCAATGATAAACTGAGGAAGTGGCTGGTGGACAATATCAAGGTGGATGCCGATGCTTCGGATGCCAAGGTAAGAAGGTTGGCAGCTACGGCTTTGGATCAGTCTCTTTTGTCGCCTGAAGATTATGAGAAGTTGGTAGGCAGCAAGACTCCCAAAGTTCAGGTGCCCTATGTCAATTGGTGGTTGGTGGCCAGTTACGATGGGATCGTATCAATGTTGTGGTCTGCTTTTCGCCGTAACGGAGTGACAAGGGAAGAAGTTGCCGATGCTATGACACAGAACATGCAGGTGTTGATGGAAGCCTCAAGAGAAATCGAGAGACTATCTACACCACAAGTGGGAAATGGATAGGGCTCGCAGCCACGGGACGGAGTGATTGCGAGCAGCCCCAAGAACCGTCAAAGGCAGGTTTGCTTTGTGGATTGACCCCCTGGCATGTCAGATTGTTAGTAGATGGAGAATGGGACGGAGGGAAAGCAAAGAGCTTAGATGAAGTTGGCAGGATGACAATAGATCAGGTGTTGTTCTTATTGACAGACAAGAAGTTGTTAATGAAACGCCAACGTAGTTTACCTTCTATGACAGCAGTTAGTTTGCAGGGGGGTGATGGAAGAATTAAAGGTCGGGCAGAGGATGGTAGTCTAATGAGTGCGAGGGTGATGGGCGAGAGTAAGGCATCGAGACTGGCTCGCGAAGCCAAATCAAAGAAAAGGAGAAAATGATGCCTGGTGGTATAGAACTAGCAAGAGCATTTATAGCCATTCGTGCTGAGATGGGCACGGCTATCAGTGACATTGAAAAAGGAAAGCCTCAAATAGCGGCGAGTCTTGCTGGTTTGGGTAGCATGGTTCGTGGCATGATCATGGCGGCGGCTGGTGGAACCGCCGTTATTGGTTCTATGATGAAGGCGGGTCAATTCGAGCAGACTATGATTGCCTTCGAGACGATGATTGGAAGTACAAAAGAGACAAAGAAGACCCTCGCTGATCTGACTGAGTTCGCAGCCAAGACTCCGTTTGAGATGCCTGAAATTCTACAGGCTGCCCGCGGACTGATCCAGTTTGGTGAGCGTGGTGATCAGTTGATGAAGACTTTGAATAGTCTTGGAAATGCAGCTGCCGGGACAAGTACCCCATTTGGAATGTTGGCTTTAGTGTTCAATCAGGTACGTGGTGTCGGCAAGTTGTTGACACAGGACTTTCGACAATTGAGCACTCGTGGTATCTTGAGTTTGCAGGATCTTGCAAATTACTACAAAGTGACAACGCAAGAAGCTCAGGATATGTTGTCATCTGGAAAGATTACGTTTGAGGACTTTTCAAAAGTTTTGGCCTCTCTAAGTGGTCCTGGTGGTCGTTTCTTCAATCTAATGGAAAAGCAATCTAAGTCGTTTCTTGGATTGTGGAGTACATTAAAGGATGCCATAAGTATTGTGAGTCGGGAGTTTGGAGAAAAGCTCCTACCGCTTGCCAAATCGTTTCTCGAGACTACTATTCAGCTTGCGGAGAGCACTCGTGAGTGGTTGAGTACTAACAAAGAGACAATCGATGTAATCGTTAAAGTGGTAGCAGCTTTGGTAGCTATTAAAGTTGCGACGATGGCGTGGGCTATTGCTTCTAAAGTTGCTGCTTCTGCTCAAGCAATGTTGCTAGCATTGCAAGGTCCTAAAGGATGGGCACAACTCGCTGCCGGCGTTGCTATTGGCACTGCAGCTTATCTTAGCCTGTCTTACATGATGAGCGAGGCTGAGAGCAAGGCTAATCGCACAGCGAAAGCAATAGAGAAGACAGGGGAAGAGGGACAAAAAGCGGCTCGAGCACTCACAGTAGTCTCACAATCCATTGAGGATATTGATAAAGGACTCACTAAATTGGTAGGTGGATTGGATAGACACCAAGCCTCTGATCTAAAGAGAATAGTTACATGGATGGACAGTATAGATGAAATGATAATCAAGCGTGGAGATGCCATAAACGACTACAGACGTAGGGCATTGGCTCCGGAAATGACAGACAAGTATCTTACCTTGATGACGTTTTCTGACACTCCCTATGTCGTTGGGCATCAGATGGACACTACATCTGCTGTATCGAATGCGGCGAAGGCTCTTGAGGACTTTAATCAGCAGTTAAAAGATATGGAGACGCCGGAGGAAAAGTTTGAGAATATGACGTATGCTTTGCAAAGACTTGTTTCTATGGGCTTGATGACGGCTGCTAGTGCTGCCAAGATCATGGCCAGTGAGTCTAATAAGCAACTAGCAACTCTTAGGGAAGAAGTCGATGTGATGGAGTCTATAGCAAAGCTGAGAAGAGAAAGGAAGTATATGGGGCTCAGCGATGATCAGTTAGCACAGTGGATGAGATTTAATGAGACCCCCGGAGTTCTTAAGGAGTCCATTCGTGAGTTTGGTGAATTGAAACGCAAAACTGCTGCAATGGAATTGGAGAAAGACCTCACGTCTCCAATGGAAAAAGCTGAAGACGAATTTCTTAAGTTGGTATCATTGGCAGATCTAATGTCTCCAGAAAGAGCACTGCGGGGGTTTAAGAGATTAAAAGCGTCGATACAGCCGGAGTTTGCGTTCAGTGGACGTCTGGGCTTTGCTGACATGGGAAAGCAAATACAAGACGCTTTGCTAAAAAAGAACGATCCACAATTTGATATCTTGGCCGAGAACAAGCTTCAGACTAAACTATTGGACAGTATGGATAAGAAGATCAAGGACATTGAGAATCCCATGAGACTTGTAGGACCGGAGTAGGACGATGAGTGTAAACTCTTCTAGCATTGAGTGGCGATTTCGTACTAGTGGTGGAATACCCTATAAGGTACAGAGTCGTTCGGGATCATTTTCTCAGAATGAAGCATCTGCAACAGAAATCTATATTATTCGATCTGCCAATTTGTTGGCATTTGCATTAGAGTCGTTTCCTTTACCTCTTGATCTCGGCGGTAGTCTTTTTTTCGATCCTCGTCGAACAATGCCTGGCACTTCAATGCTCACCAAGTCTGTAAAATGGAAATCTTTGGTGGGTGGGCGACCAATTGATCCGTTTGGTATAGATGATGACCCACCAGATAACACCTATGAAGATAACCTCGAAGTGACTGTGGAGTATAGTATAGATAAAGGAGAAGATGGGAACGATGACAAGAATCCAGATGATCCTCAGACATTTCTTGAAATTAGTGCCAATGCTACTGGACAGTTTCTTGCTTTGCCTATTCGGGGAAATGCAAAGTGGGTTGTAGGGGATAACGAGGAGGAAGTAAGAGAGGTCAATATCCCAGGTACATTAGTAGAGCCTGAAACGGAATGGACTGTGAGGTGGCCTCAGGTGCCCTCTACATTCTTCACTGCTAAGTTAATGTCGCGGATTCGTAGTAAACTTGGCAAAGTCAATTCCAGTCAAATGAGCTTATTGTATGATGCCCCCGCTGAGACTGTTTTGTTTACTGGATTCTCTTCGCAAGAACAACGAACTTGGCAGCAGAGTATGGGGAGATCATCCATAAGCAGGCCTCCGTTGTCCTTAGAGTTCAAGTTCACAGAACGTAATTTCAAAGACGAGAACGACGAACAGATAACACACAATCATGTGTATCGACCGGGTAAAGGGTATCAGCGAATGACAATTGATGGCAACCCACTCTACGCGGAAACAAACTTGTCGGACCTGTTTAGAAAATGAACGAAAAGTTTACAGCTCTGCACGCTGGTGATTTGCTGTCTGCTAGGCGTGTCAATAGACTCGGTCGAGTAGCAGAACGCCTTGCCGCTACTCGGCCTGGTACTAACATGCTAGGACGCCATAGCGACCAACTCGTCAGTCAGTCTGCTCCTCCACCTTGGAAACAGGGTATTGCTGAGGTAGTTGGACAGTTTCTTCAAGACGGTGCTTGGGTCGATGGATTGTATGAGGTGTCATTTCGTTGGTACAGTTATGATGAAGATGAGTGGAAAACAGAAGAGACATTTGAGCGGGCAGTTTATAATTTAGATGCTCGTGATCTCGGAGTGGTCCTACTTCCATATGATAGGCTAATGGTGTTTTGGGATGATCAACGTGGAATGTTTGTTCCGGCGGGTCCGGTACCACTGTTGTCCTATGCTGATGGTAATAACACCTACAACACAACAATTTATTCAACAGGAGTTGGTTCTAGTGACATCCGATTTGCTTTGGAAAAGATGACGGGCAGTCAAAGCTGGGGTGTAGTAAATAATCGGACGTGTCATGTCAATGGTAATGTTCTGTTAAGAGGGGTGTCTGATGGTCGGCATGCTTTTGCGTCGGGCTGTATGGTCTATACTATCACAGCTCAACGGGAGTGTTGGCTTCGTATACGGGCAGAGACTGATTTAGTCCAGTTGTTCGACCCGTTTTTGTATGAGTACCCAGAGGTGGATGTCGATGTGATTCGAGCGGCTCTACGCGTGAGAGACGTAGATCGGATAGCCATCAACGAGACAGTTGGTAGTGAATTGAGTAATTATGCTACCACGGTTCAGGGGTATCTATTGGAGGGTTGGGCAAATACCGAAGATCTGGACGTCTACTATGGGGAAGTAAAAGACGATGTGAACGATCCATTGGAGATTCCCGCGAGGGTTCCAAGGGTGTTTGTGCAGAGCGATCGCCTCAGGATAACAACACCATTGAAGAACAAGGATGGGGATAAGAACTCTACAACTGACACTGACTTTGAACAATGGACTCTCCAGGTTGAGGTGGCCGTTGTTTTTAGAATCTATCCAGGAGGGTCAAGTAGCTCCAGCAGTAGTTCCTCTAGCGCTAGTACAAGCAGTATAAGTACATCATCCTCTTCAATCAGTACATCATCCTCTTCAATGAGTACCTCGTCATCTTCCGTAGAGTCAAGTTGTATGGCCGCCAGTCTTCGGGGATTAGATACTGTACCTGGATATGACAATACGAAGAAACAAGCGCTCACCCACAATCATGGATGTCTAAAGTGGATGGATATTGAGGAGTGTCCGTAGTGGCTATTGTGCTGTGGGAAAAGAACGGACTGCTGATGGGGAACGCTGGTCTTACGGCGTTGCTTGAGTGTGAAGATTGTCCGTGTGGAGAGCCTGGGTGTGATAATTGCGATGCTGGAACTTATCCGAGTACAATTACAGCAACATTGCAGGCTGGAATGAATCTGTTTGGTGGCGGATTGGGCTGTGCTGTCGATTGTGATGATTGGGCTGCTGCGTGGGAGCTTCCACTATTGACTCAGGGGCAAGTTGATACTCTGATCGCTGCTTATCCGTTTGCGTTCACTCAGGGGGCAACGGCGGGGTGTTATTATGGATTGACAGTCGGTCTGCCTTGTGGTGCAAATGCTTTGGTGTTCGAGATTACAGCCGGTGGGACTAGTGGAACAGCTCGCGGCAATCTATCATTTTGTTGGAGTGATTCGGTATATGTGATTTTCGAGTGCGAGATCACAACAGCGGGAGGTAATAATAATTGTGTAGCTAACTTCAACACTGGAGGAACAGGACTAGATAATATCACCATAGTTACTGGTGGTGTTCCTCCGTGTGATTTCCTTGGGGCATGGGATACTTCTCTAACGGATATTCAGGCAGGAGCATGATTTGTCAGACGATAGTAACTGAGTTGGGAGGAGGTCAGTTTCAACATAGTTGTGTTCGTTGTGGGAAGCAACGGACAGTTAAGTCAAAACGGCTGGTGGCTCTTTGCGAGGTGAAAATAAACAGGACAGAGAACGAAAGGGAACAGGTCAGAAGGATCTGCATGGTGAATGAGTGTGGGCAGTTTGATTGGCATCCTGATCCTGAAAAAGATGGCTGTCTAGCATGTGGGTGTGCTAGTACGAGGAATCAGACTTGGGTACGGTTGCTGTTGAATGGTAATTGTCCTAAGGGTTTCTGGTAGAGGAGAGAACGATGGAGTGCTCTTACTTAGGAGCCGAGAACGAGGACGGGACGTGGGAATGTATGTTACGGGGTAAGTGTTGTCTACTCGGGCCAAAGCCGCCTGGAGTGACTTGTGAAGAATGTAGCTCACAAACTACTCCTAATGAAAAAGACTTCTTGGCTAAGTGGAAGGATCCACTGACGGTCGTAGATCGCCATCGAGTAATGGCTACTCCAATTCTTCGGAACATGCTAGCTGGTGGGTCAGCCTTTCTAATTGGCGGTGGACCTTCTGCAAATGACCTTCCAATTGAAGACCTCAACCGCAAAGGGGTCTGGTCATTAGCTGTCAACAACGTAGCGGCTCATCATAGGTTTCGACCCCAAGCGTTTGTATGCAGCGATCCACCAATGAAGTTTTCCCACAGTATTTGGTGGGACCCGGCCATTATGAAGTTCATTCCCTCGGTGAAATTGGAGGGGCGGCGTGGTAGGATTCGCTACAAGGAGAACGGAGTGTTTCGGAGGTCTAAAGATCATGCTTCACGTTGTCCTAATGTCTGGGGATTTAATCGGGTGAGTTGGCTGTGGCCCGATGACAGGTTCTTCTTAGGAAACGGAGCTTGTTGGGGCAATCACCAAGCAGGGACGGAAAAGACTGGACAGCCTAAGACAGTATGTACTATGCTGCTTGGGCTTCGGTTGTTGTACTTCCTTGGTGCCCGAACGATCTTCTTAGTGGGTGTAGATTTTCAGATGCGACAGGGCTACGGATACTCCTTTAATCAGGATCGGGATGCTGGGGCAGTTTCTAGTAACAATGCCCAGTTTGCTGTAGTCAACCGATGGCTTTGTGAGATGCGGCAGAATGGGACGTTTGATCGGTTTGGATTGAAAATCTACAATTGCTTTCAGTTCTCCGGTCTGCGGGCTTTCCCGTTTGTTCCGTTTAATGAGGCAATCCGAGTTGCAAAGGGTTGTGTTGAGGACAAGCCGGATCTTAGTATGTGGTATCAAAAATGAACGAGAACCTTCCAGCAATCGGTGCCACTGCTGGTAAAATATGGGGCACAACGAAACGGGTGTTCGCTCACAACTCGACGGATGCCCACGTTATACACATCAAAAAGGGAGGGTACTGCTCATTCCATTCACACAAGAGTAAGTGGAATCGATTTGTCGTGATTTCTGGAAGTTTGAAGATCAAGCAGGAGCCGGCCAATATCACGATAATAGGGCCGGGGGAGGTTCACGACGTCCCCCCTGGAGTTCGTCATTTGTTTGAGGCGGTTGAAGAAACGATTGTGTTGGAATTCTATTGGGTAGATTTGGACCCAGAAGATATCGATCGACAAGGAACAGTGGGTGGTGTGAAATGATTCCTGATTACACAGCCGTTGTGGGTGTCGATCGTAAGCATCTCCAGCAGTTAAGCTGGACTTGGCCTACATGGAAGAAGCATAAGCCAGGTTTGCTTGAGTGCCCAATGATAATCTTCCGTGACCGGGTCGAGGTAACAGAGGATGAGATCAGGGCTGTTGTTGACCACCCTTTGCTTCGAGTAGTACACTGGCCCCCGGAAGATGTGGATTGGGAAGGGGATGGAAAAGATAAGTGGAGCAACCCGCAGCGAGCGAAGATGCTTGCGGGCTTCGTTCATGTCCCGGCTATTTTCTGTCGGACTCCTTATTGGTTGAAAATCGACACGGATGTGGTGGCTACGGGGATGGATGATTGGATCGCTCCAGAGTGGTTTGCCTCATCCCCGGACATCATAGCTCATCCCTGGTCGTTCACAAAACCTCCGGACCAGATTCTCAAACTCGATGCTTGGGTGGAAGCAAACAAGGACAAGTTTGTGTTGGCTGGTGAGCCTCTTCGGATTGCTCCGAAGCCGGGAGCAGACAGGGTAGGACACAAACGGGTGATCAGTTGGTGTGGGCTGTTCAAGACGGCTTTTACTCTAATAGCCCACGAATTCGCCAGTGTGTCTTGCGATCGTTATCAGCTTCCTGTTCCATCACAAGACGGTTATCTTTGGTATCTTGCAGCTAGAACACATCCCGATGGGATTGTTCGGGTGTCAATGAAAAACAGGGGCTGGATGCAGTGGAGTACTAGCTACAACGTACAGAGACATGCTGCGGAGGCGATGAGGTGACTCCAGTTTGTGAATACCATGCTCGGGAGAATGGTAAAGAGGTTCGTAGGTGCCGAATCTTTAGTTTGGGGCTTCACCCGACAGGCTACCCGAAGTCTCTATGAAGCCGTTAGGATGTTAGGTCTTTCGGCAATGCATGGTTTTGGTGGGTGTGGCTACTGCGAGAGGGACGCCACGAGAAAGTATGTACGGGGTGAGACTGACTTTGACGTCTATAAGTCCTATCATGCTTCGTTTCAAGTAGCGGCGGTTCATTGGAAGCAGTTAGCGACAGAAAGGCCCGATGCGAAGTTTATATTACCACTACGCCCACTGAATGATTGGATCAATTCTTGTCGGTCAAAATGCAGAATAGCTCAGATCACACACGGTACGACGGGTTGGTTTTGGTTGGAGCGCTATGCTCACTACGGTCAGCTTCTTTTTGATGAGAAGGTGTGGCTTGCTCGTTGGAGAGATCATGTTAACGCTGTTACACAAGCCTTCATCGGGACGGGACGTCTTTTGGTAATCAACGTATTTGAGCAATCGGATGAGGAGTTGTGGAGTGATTTGTCCTCGTTTCTTCACGTCCCGATGCCTGATCCTATTCCATCGTTCCCTCACAAACGAAGAATAGTGAAAATCCGCGAGAACTATATGGAGTCAATGAATGGCTAGTCGACTTCTACGGCGTAGTGGAATGGCTTTTGCTCTAGTAGCAGAAATGCTTGAATGGCAAGCCGATATCGTAATCCAGGTGGGAGTGGGGTTGAATCACCAAGAGGTGGATGTACTCAAAGAAGAGTGGCCTGATGCTTCTTTCTATGGCTTTGAGCCTCATCCCGATTCGTTCAAGACCATAGTGAAAAAGTATCCAGGTCGTTTGTTTGATTGTGCTCTTGGGTCTGTTAAAGGAACAACTACCCTGTACGGAGCTAGGAGTCACAAAGATGGATTCTCTATTCATCCACCAAAGCTTCAATTGGCCGGGCAATTGGGGACACTAGTTACGGTAAGAGTGGAGACGCTTGATGGGATGTTTCAGGAGCCTTTGAACGGCAGAACTCTACTCTGGTTAGATTGTGAGGGCGCTGAGTTTGACGTGATCTACGGCGGATTGAAGGTTTTGCAACAGGTTGAGATGATAAACGTCGAAATGACGGCCAACCCCAACAGAGAAGGTTGGTGTAAGCCATCGGCTGTCCACAAAGCCCTCGTCGGATGGGGATTTCGCCGTCAGTGGGTGCATAGCGGTCGAATTAGTGCTGGTCAGTATGATGCGGTGTATGTTCGTCCTCATCTATATAAGTCTCAGTACTCTTGTGATCCTTGGGAGTGAAAATGCGAACGGTTTTCTATTTGATGTCAGGTGTAGCACACTGTCCGTATCTCGTTGTCTCCCTTCATACCCTTCGCAAGTATTGGGATGGACCCATAATGGTATTTGCTTGGGAAGAGTCGTTTCCTATTGTCAGGCAGATAGCTCAAGATAGAAGTCTCGGGATTGAGCCAGTTTTAAGAAGGCCTCCGTATCGAGGCAAGAACGACCAATTTCTGGACAAGGTGAAAATAGCTAGTGAATGGGGATGTCGAGAGGACTTGTTGCTGTACCTTGATGCTGATACCTCAATACATGGAAAAGTTGACCCTGTTCTTGATGGAGCTGATAACTACGGTTTTGCAGCCACTCAATTCAACTTCTGGTTCTGCGACGAAGGCATGCCTCGAAAGAGGATTTTGGACTTGTTGGATTATCCCAGCATCCCGGCCGATCTAGTAAGGATCACGTCCGAAACCCATTGGCCTAGTGTCAATGGTGGTGTCTGGGCTACTCGGCCCGATTCGCCAGTTTTGCCAAGGTGGTACGAGTGGACGATGGCAGCGAGTGGTCCGACAGGTAAGTTCATTGCTGACGAGAAGGTGCTTCACGTCCTGCAAGCAGCATTTCGAGTTACAGGAGAGATGACTGTAGTTGCTGGAGGTAGGTATAACTGCTCACCCAAGTATCAGCCAGACATGCTGAAAGACCGGAACGTGGCAATCTACCACTACCACGGTGACAGCAATTGCCGTCCACAGAAGACGCAAAAGGGTGTAGATCTTTGGTGGCCCATCTACCAATACTGTCTACAACACAATGTTGGTAGAATGAAGGAGTGGCGTAGCAGCGTCAAGAACAGACATCTAGACGCTTTAGAACGTTCAATGGTAATCTGTGGTTAGGAGGCGGTGACGAATGGACTGTTATCTTGCGGATGGACACTTTCCTCAGTTAACAAGGGAAGAGGAGCTGAAATGGGTTCGGGTAATGAGACACTCCCCTAACCCAGGGCGTCGCAGGGAAGCGAAGGAAGTATTGATTCGCAGTTGTATTCCGCTCGTTCTTAATCAGGTATCCAAAGTGTCACCTCCTCATGGCGTGATAGACAACGATGACTTGATTCAAGTCGCCATGATAGGACTGATTCGATCGGTCGAATTGTTCCGGCCAGACGAGTATGGTACTCGACTGACCACCTATGCAATACATTCACTTTGGAAACGAATGGTCCGGGAGAGAAATCAGTTCTCGTATGCTGTTGCGTTACCCCAGAACCTAAACAACATGAGTGGGGGGAATAGGGTGTTGGCAGAGAAGATAATGAATGCTGCTTATCTACCGATAAATCACAGGGTTGAATTGGATTGCGACAAGTTTATGCAAATAGAGCTTGTTTCTCCCGAAGAAGACCAAAACGAACAGGATCAATTGGAGGAGTGGCGATTCTTGTACCAACGGGCTTTTGATAATCTTAATCCGACACAGCAGCAGGTAATGCGTATGAGGGAAGCGGGATACACTTTGGAGTCTATCGGAGTTACGATCGGAAAGACAAGAGAACGTGTCCGTCAAATCATTGATAAGTCCATCGAAATAATCAGAGAGGTGTCTCATGCGACAGCTTGATTTGGATGCTAGCAACGCAGTGTTTACGAGGGGTTGGTTTAGAACTCGTAATCTCGCGACGTTTCGTGAGTTTATCTATCCAGAGTTTGCTGGTAAGCCCATCAAGTATCTCGAGCTTGGGGTGTTTGAGGGGATGTCGATGCTGTGGATGATGCAGCGGGTGCTTACTCACCCGGACAGCCGGGCGATTGGGATCGATCCCTGGCTTTGCACTGAGAAGATCAACGAGAACGAAATGACGGCTGTAATGATGAGGGCTTTTCATAACGTAGGGTTAGATCGTGCCGATTTGGCTACGGTGAGATGTAACCTCATTCGTGGCAATAGTGCCGAGCTCTTAAGAAAGGCTGCTAATCGAGGAGGGATTGATTGGCTAAAGAAGGGGACCGTCGATCTCAGCATGGTCGATGGTAATCACAACGCCTTGGCTGTTTGGGACGATGCCCGGTATGTCTACAAACTACTGAAGCCGGGTGGGCTGATGTTATTCGACGACGTTGAGAATGATCTTCCAAAAAAAGATCATGTGAAGGAAGGTGTTGGCCTTTGGCTGGCCGAGGCTGGCGACACTGTCAAGCTCGAGTGGAAGCATAAGTATATGGAAGCATATCGAAAGGTAGGACAATGAGAACCAACCGCTCCCGTGGATTGATAAAGTTGATCAAGGACAATGTTCAGAAGCCAATTCTCTGTGGGATGGAGATAGGAGTAGCGGCGGGCGACACTTCTGTCGAGCTGCTGAAAGCCTTCCCCGACATGATTTTGACTTGTGTTGACATTTGGGATATCTCCCGCTGGAACTACAGCATGGAGAAACTCAAGGTCACGCAGGAGGGGATGGACAAAATACGGGCACGATTCCTGGAGCAGACGGCGCCCTATGCTAACCGTGTCTATCTGTTGGAAATGACGAGTCAGCAAGCAGCCAGGTTTCTAAGTAATGAAATGGTAGTTTATGATTTTATCTTTCACGATGCTGATCATAGCTATCCAGCAGTCAGTGCTGATCTTCCAGCCTTCTGGGATTTGCTTCGGGACGGTGGATTATATGTGG